GAATCGTCCAGGTTTCATATGTATGCCTGCGACAGGCGACGATGACGATATTGACGCAGCGCGTCAGTGCGAGTCTTTGTTGGATTACATATGGCATGAGCTGAAAATCCAAAATAAGATTTACGAAGCTGTTAAGTGGGCGTCGGTGACCGGCACAGCTTTCATTAAATGCTATTGGGATGTTGAGGCGGGCGAAGATTACGAGGACGAGGAAGAGATCATTCAGGATGTTATTGACTACGCCGAGGGTGAACTCAATATCGAGCAGCTTGAGGGTCGGGAGAAGCAGCGAGTCAGGCGAAAGTCAGGCCTGCCTGTAATTGACGTGCTTTCGCCGCTTGAGGTTGGCTGGGATCCTGGTGCCAAGGATATGGAAAGTTGCCGATGGATAATACACAGCAACCTGCTCCACATCGATGAGGTTCGAACTCGCTGGGAAAAGGGTAAGTACGTTCAGCCAAACACAAGTTATGAGGTAGATGAATATTCGCAGCAAGTAATGCGCGAGTTTGTGTCGCCCTCGTCGGAGGTTGATCAAGCCCACCTCGACCGCATTAATGTTCTTGAGTATTTTGAAAAACCATCCCCACGGCGCCCTGATGGTTATTATGCAATTGTGGCTGGT